GTTTCCCAGTCACGATCGAGGCGAGTATTATTTGGATAGGTTACATTAGCGGCAGTCCAAGTACCATCGGCAGTTGTAAAGCCATCAATATAGCCCGCACCGTTTTGATAGTCGAGAAGTACTACGTGGGATCCTGTGTTGGGATCATTGCCTAAGTTCGTCTCAGCGTTGTTTAGAGACGCTTCGAAGTCGTCGGGTGAGTCAGTCGTTGTCAATCCCCATCGGCGATTGCTCCCGCTCGCGTCCTGGTCAGGAATGACGTAGAGGTACTGTTCGCCGGCGTTACTCATTCTTGCTCGGTGAGCAGACGCAGCATTAGGACGAGAGGCCATGTAGGGTCGGGAAGTAGAAGCAGCGCCCTCATCGATCAGCGAAGTATCTTCTCCAAGCAAGAATCGAATCTCTGGCCTACCTGTGGCGGAGAGTCCGTAAACGATCAGCGGCTGCTCAGCTTCGGAAGGAGCTTCAAGATCAGCGCCGTTCCCTGACTGATCATAGAGGGTGACAACTCGAGCTTCTCCCTCCACAGTAAAGGACTCGAGGTGGCCATCGGAGTTGATACCAACATCGAACTCTGAGTCATCCTTAGTGTCTCGGATCCTTACAAGAGCACCGCTGTAGGTGGAGACCATTCGTCGAAGTCCCCAAGCACCCTGTACGGTAACTCCCGTAAGAGAGTTATAGTGGAAGGGATTAGCAACTGCATCAGCGTTTGCCCTTAGACTAACATCTTCGAATGAAGCACCCTCGTTTGTGGCAACAAGCCTGATTCTCACATGATTGCAGGTAGAAAGGATGGCGAGGTACGCAGCCATAGTCTGCCACTCACCTACGTTTAAAGTCCCTTGGACATTCATCGTAGTAGTCTCAAGAACTGTTTCACCGGCAGTCCGCTGTTCGATGATGACTGAGGGAACAGCTCCTGCTAAGTCTTTTCCGAGAGATGCGACAAGTACAGCTACCTTATCTTGGAAAGTAGAAACAGTGACATCCTGATAGGACTCGGCTGTGTTAGTCGATCGAGCAAAGCGAGTACCTTTAGGCGGCAGCGGATAGGTAGTATTGATTACGGCTATAGTTCCGCTTGCACCAGTCCAACTGCTCATGGAAGTATTGAAGCCGCCATTGAATACAAGGTCTGAGCCAAAGCCATTCAGACTGATGTAGAGAACGTTAAGAGTGTCAAAGGTCCAGCTATCCACTGAGTCACGGGTCGCTTTGACACGAACCTGCGCAATCCCAAAGGCGGTAGGAAGAGAGCTTAGCACAATTGGCGAGGATGCGCCTGTATTGATATCGGTAAATCCCCAGACCGTAATGCGGGCCTCGTAAGTTGTTCCTCCCTCAGCAGTGCCGGCGATGTCGTTATAGAAGTCGATGTCATCCGACCGCTGTCTTGCTCGGAAAGCAATACTGATCGAAGAAGCATCGATGATACTTAGCGGCCATCGCTCAGAATCTACCTGCATATAGTCAGCATTGATCGGTCTAAAGGCTCGTTGATCAAACACAAGACTAGTTGAGGTAACTTCTGACTCGTCTTGGATATCTCGATCAGTGAAGGAGGTAAGCTTGAAGTACGCAGTCTCAGGATCGTCCCACTGGTTCTCGCTTACGAAGTCAACCGAGTCGATGAAGTAAACAGGATCGCCGGCTGTATGAGCTCCAAACGTAGTGTCCATGACAGCACGACGAACGTCTTCCAAGTCATAGGTACCGTCGCCGTTATCTGTGACATCTCGATACGTAAGAATCTCGTTACCAATCAGGATTACACCGAAGCCGTCTGTTTTCTGATCAGCTTCGCTAGCACCCCCAGGAGGATCAAAGTCACTCGGAAAGACATTCTCCACTACTACCACAGGGACATAGCCCTCGCTCTTGCCATCAACCTCAGTCAGGTCATTTTGAAGAGTAGCAGAGTTCGGGAATGCTGACTGAGACAGCTCAGTGGTAATGTCGACTGCAAAGTCATCATCTGAGGATAGCAGATCAAATCCCAGCATTCCTCCAGGATCTCGAGCAAAGGCCATAGCGTATCCGCCGAGAGTACTTACCTCAATCTCCGCAAATCGAAACACGAAGAAGTATGGAGTCTCTTGAACAGTGAAGACTGTTATGGTGACTGCTTCTCGACCGTCGACGCCCCAAAGAGTATCAGCAGGATCAGCAATCATAGGAGTAGAGATAGCAAATCGATCCTGAAGGATCTGGACTACAAGTCGGCCACTTACCAAAGCACCAAGATCGAAGGTTTGAGCTCTAAAGACTTGATTCGATATACCGTAGTCCGGCCAGTTCAATACGAAAGGATCTCCGGGTCTTAGAGAAGTAGCACTTCGCATTGTCTCCATCTCAGCCCGAGCTAAAGGAACTCCGCCCTGAGCAAGCTCTCGAGCACAGATTGAATTTGCTAGAGCTTTGACTGTCACTCCGGGAAAGTTCAGAGTACTGCTTAGTACTCGGCCTTGAGTATTGACATTCGCCATGTCTTCCTGAAGAGCTCCGCCCTTGTTATAGTCTTTCACCCGAGAGTTGTAAACAACCCGCATACGGTTAATGGTTTCGGACCAAGGAGTGGTGCTGAAGTTACGGACCTGCTTCACATTGGCTGGACTGAAGATCGGAAGACTGCCGATTGTGTAGTCATCTCGAATGAGCTTACACGAAATCTTGCCAGACACGGGGTCTTGATAAAGTATGCCGTCAATCTGACGAAGTACCTCTTCGATCACCGGCTTACCTGTATTGGCATTCTGAATAGAGATACTGATTCCATTTCCTTCGGTAGACAACGTACTTGCCACAGAAGTAAAGTTGGTCGAGTCGATGTCAGCAGTAGCTACATTCAAGCCGCCCCATTCCTCAGTCAGTGCAGCGTAAATCATGCTCATAGGATTTAGATCGTCACCGACCTTGTTTATGCTGGCTCCAAGTGAGAGCGGATCAGGATATCGCTCAAGCTCCGCACTGACTGGTCTAAGCGATGGAGCTGTTCCGATGTAGGGTTGTTCGAAGGTAGTGTGGCAGATACCGGGATAGCCAGGAACTTCGCCTACGCCGAGTAGTCCTTCGAGATAGGTGCTCGGTGTCTGAGTGAAAGCTCCGCTCCAGAATCGAATGGTTCCAACAAATCCGCCACCCCGTTTAGATCCGCCATATAGACTTGGCTTATTGATCTGAATGATACTACCGTCTCCGGAAGCAGTACCGCCCCAAAGCAGTTTCTTTTCAGACCAAATACGTCGGATTGTTACATCGGGACCTAGACACCAAGCGAGATGGAATCCTACTCGATACTGATAGCCAGTGATCACTTTCTTAGAGCTAAACAGCCCTGTTTTGATTTTTTCTTTCTGAGCAATCGCACTGAAGTTCCCAGACCAGATGGTGTTTGGTCCCCGCATTCTAACTTTGCCAAAGACGATTGGGATAGGACTTCCCTCATCAGATGTCGGGAATTGAATGTCTCCGAGTCTACCCGCTCGAGCATTCTCAATGTTCAGTCTCGGCGCAAGCAGAGCTGACAGAAAGAAGCTAGAAACGAAGAGAGCTAAGGTAAACCAGATCATATCTCTCCCTCAAACAAATTCTCAAACGGGATGTAGGGAAAGCCAGTGAAGTTAGCTGCGTTACTGAATTTGGTTTTACAGGTAGTGAAGAGTCGATCACAGCCAGCAGAAAGCTCCACCGTGTCTCCAACAATCAAATCGGTGAAAGCTATGTTAACGGTAATGTCGTCGGAGACATTGTCGATGATAGCTCTCCGCTCGTTGTTTCGGGTATTGACCATCTCGCCGGCCTTGAGAAAGCTATCAGCTGCACCGTCGCTTGCCACAGTAATGACTCCTGTGCTCGAGTCGATAGCACTGACAGTTGTGGTCGTTTGAAAGCTGGCTCGAACAACTTTACAAGTACCGTCATATAGAGTGTTGTTGCAAGGAGCGTGGTAGTATCGGTTAGGAATCTCAGCTCGGAGTGCTCGAGAGAAAATGCTGGGAACCCGAATCTTTGCTTCTCTGCCAGTGACAGCGAAGTTGCTCACCTCGCCCTTGAACAATACGGCAGACTCAGTAGACGGATCATCTCCCTCATGCCCGCTGGTGATCGTGACTGGGAAAC